GTGGATGACCCACGCGCTGCGGGGGTGGGGGGAAATAGATTTCCTATGCCCCCGGTAGGCGCGCCGTGTATAATAAAATTATTTTTTTGTAAGCGCGCGTCAGCGTCTTCACTGATCTTCATACGCTCAAGCAAGCCCGGTGCTATGCTGCTAGCGTTTTGTATCAGCTTCTTAGCGCGGAAACTAACAGCCTGCTTGGTCAGACCCATACGCTTGGCTAAGTCCACTTGTGTAGGTGCATCAGGTGTCTGGAGTATGATGCGCACCAAATCAAAGTGATGCTGCACCACCTTGTCAGGTGACGCGCCAAGCATAGCCAACACATCAGATATAATCTCCTGCACCCTTTCCTTGGTCACCCAAGTATCATCAAAGGAAGTGGTCTGCTCCTCACTATGCCGGGGGTCTGCCGTAGCAAACTTAGCATCCTGATCATACACAGGGAAGCTATACCTAGGCAGGGGCAGCTCCCGGTAAGGGATAATAGGTGGGTCTAATGCGCGCAGCTTAGCCTGCTCAGCCTTAGGCAGACTATCAAACCAGCTATCAAACTCAGCTTCCTCAGGTCTTCCCTCAGCATCACGCAGCTGCTGTAGGTGTTCCTTAGTCCGGCGCTTGGTTGGATCTGCTGCCACTGTCCCCAGACTTATACACAATCTGGCAAACTCAAGGGACTTTATGCCATAGCTTTGTCAGGTTATCATACCTTAGGAAGCCATACCTGACAGCATACACCCTTAGGCGCTTGAGTCTGGCAGGGGTAGGCTCAGCCCCGGCAGTCTTCAGGGCTTCACCCATCAGCTGCCTGCTCAGGCTAGCTGGGAAGGCTTTAGGCAGGCTTTGGACTATTGCCCCTACCCTTGACACCTTCTGAGCCTTCAAAGCCTTCCTAGAGGCAATCAGCGCGCTAAGGTTAGCCAGCATACCCGGTCTGTTAGTCTTCCACTGCTTAGCCCAATGCTGCAGCTTCTGCCAATGCCTTCTAGACTTCTTAGCCATTGGATCTGCGCGTTAAGGGGCTTGGGGATGGGATAGGGGGGCAGACCCCCCTGCTAGCGTAGCGATTAAGCAGGGGGTAATAACCCCCTATATTACCCTTTAGGGTAATAGGTTTGTGCCGGGTTTGGTCAGGGCTGTGCATAGGGGGTAAGCTTAGGGGCTAAGGTGAGCGCGTCAGACTTCCTCAGAAGGGGGCGGCAGGTCATTAATCTCCCACTTGATTTCACCCCTAACCTTGCTGTGCCTGATCCTCAGTGACTCAGTAAAATTACCCTGCTTGTCTTTCATCCCTGCCCTGCTTCCGCGCTTGCCTAGCTTAAAGACAAAGTGGGGCAGCTCAGGGTCTTCCCGGCGTAAAATGGCTGTGCTTCTAAACCAATTGGCTAGCTCACTACTCCCGGTAAAGTCATAGGTGCTAAGCATACTGCTTTGGTCTTCCTTCTTTCTGGGGGGCTTATTCTGGTGGTGACCAGCTATGAGGCAGCACCCGGTGCGCATCAGGATAGGCTGCAGGATATGGCGCAGGAAGTGGCTGCAGAAGTCCTGCTTGGATATGTCCCCACCACTGAAGCCCAGCAACGGATCTACCACAGCACAGTCAATCTGGTGGGTGGTAATCAGGTCTTCAAGCAGCGTCCCAAAGGCTTCCCCGGTCTTCACAGCTTCCCGGTAGATAAATACGCGCTCACGCAGCTGATCATTCTCAGCTTGGGTGAGCTGCATAGCCTTGAGGCAGTCCTGCAGCTGCTCCCCTAAATCCCCGCCGTCATTCTCAGACTGCAGGATGAGCATACGCAGTGGGCGCACAGGCTTCATACCCCATAAGTCCCTGCCTAGCGCCCAGCTGATGCACAGCTGAGTCAGTAGGGTGGACTTACCCGCGCCAGCTTGCCCTGAGAATAGAAGACTACCCCCTTTGCATAGCCAACGCTTGCCCACCAAGGTATTGGGATCATTAAAGCGGTCAAAGCTGCACAGCTCATCCAGCTCCATACGCTGTGTGGTTTCTGAGCGCTTGCCGGACTCAATAATGAGCTTGGTGCTAGCTTGGAAGCCTGCCGCCAGCTCAGCTGGGCTGAAGATGCCTGACTGCGCTTTTGTCTGCAGCTCCTTAGATGCGTAGATGAGCCTGCGGAGGTTCAGCTTGTCCTTAATGATCGTGACTGCCTTGGACACATTAGGGGAAGGGGCAAACAGCTTCCCGGTCAGCTCATTTATGTAAGGGACACCCCCAGCCATATCCAGCTGCAGGGTGGTGCGCAGCTTGTCAGCAACTGCCAGCTCATCAGGCAGCGCGCCTTCCTCAGCTACCTTCTGGCAGGCTAGGTAGATCAGCTGGTGCTTAGGCTCAAGGAAGTCAGAAGGCTGCAGGTCTGCCTTGAGGCAGCTGGTCAGCGTTGGCTTGTCCTGCGCGCTGTCCACAAGGATTGAGGCAAGCACAGTCCTTTCAGCATCCAAGTCACAGGGTAGGTTGTGACCGGGGCTAGGTAGGTTGGTCATAGGTGGCTGTTCAGATTGTGGGCAGTGTGGACAGCTTTGATACGCTCACCCAGCATCCTGATAATTGGCACAGCCATAGAATTACCACAGGCAATCTGGCGCAGGTGGTCAGGACATTCTTCTGCTGGCTTACCCTTCCAAGGGATCTGGGTATGATTGTCAGGGAAGCCCTGCAGCCTTTCCCATTCTACGCTAGTCAGGTGGCGCGCCTTGCCGTCATAGGCTACGCAGGGAGTCTGATCCCCGGTGCTGGACTTGAGGCAGGTAATAAACCTGTCATCAGGCGTAGCACCTGCGCGCCGTCTCAGGTTTCCAATCTGAAAACCAACCATCTTCAGGTCTGGCTGGCAATCAGGGTAAGGGCTTCCTTGAGCGTGGGCGGCAGTGTCTTCCCCAATGCTGCTGAGCGCGTCAGCATCTCCCGGCATAGCTTGGGGCTTAAAAAGCACTTCTGCGGAATGTTGGATGCTTGTAAGGTTTGCGATAAGGTAAACGCGCCTGCGGCGCTGGGGCAGGGGTCTAGGGCTTCCTTGGTGTCTAGCGTCCAAAACTCTCCAGCAGCAGCCATACCCACTGCTGACCAGCTGGTGCAGGAAGCTTCCAAAGTCCCTGCCGCCGTTTGTTGAAAGACAGTTTGGGACATTTTCCCAGACCACCCACTGCGGGCGCAGCTGTTCAATGAGCTGGAGAAAGACAAGGGTAAGGTTGCCCCTTGGGTCGGCGAACCCAAGTTTTTTGCCGCAGATACTGAATGATTGGCAGGGGCTTCCACCAATGAGAATGTCAGTTGAGCCGGGTTTGAGTCCCCAGCTGGCGTGTTTGGTAATGTCTCCATAGTTTCGGGTTTTGGGAAAGCGCGCAGCAAGCACTGCTGATGCGAAAGGATTGATCTCAGAAAAGCCTACAGCTTCAAAGCCTAGATCATGCCAAGCAACTGAGGCAGCTTCTATGCCACTGAAGGTAGAAAGGTAGCGCATTGTCATAGCGGGTATGTATTGGGTGACTAGGGCTGGGGGTCAGGCAGCCTTGTGTCAATGGGTTTGTCTGGGTTAGTGCAGTTTGATGTTAGGTAGGTTGCAAATATTATACTCCACCCAATCCCGCGCGTCTTCCGGGCTGAGTTTATAGACGCGCCTAGTCACGCTAACCAGCTTATCAAAGTCATACGCAAGCCTGCCTGACTTGATCACTAGGGCGCGGTCATACTGCTTGGCAGGTTCAACCCTGCACCTGAGTCCAGAAGGCTGGGGCAGTTTGGTTTTCATTTTGCGGGGTGGATGGTGATGAAGGGATTGTGCCTGAAGTGATCACGCACATAACGCTGCGCCTTGGGCTGTGTGGTCTTAAGCAGGCGCTTGGTGATGCTGACAAGCTTAGGGTAGTCATACCCCAGCCTGCCTTTACGATCCACCAGCGCCGGATCATAAGCTTGGCTTGGCATCAGGTAAGCCCAATGCTCAAACCTATTGCCCTTGGCGCGCAGCATCAGAAGGGCGGGGCTTCCTGCGCGGGGGCAATACGGACTGCCGGGGCAAACTTGGTCACCTTGCTAATCCGGCGGGTCATACCATCAGCAAAGGTCACATCTTCCTGCACCACAGTCACCTTAAGCCAGCAGCCAGCTGCCTTGTTAAGATAGTCAAACAGACCCTGCTCATCCTTGGGCGGCAGTCCCATCTTCTTACCTGTGGCAGTGCAGACAAAGGCAGCAGCGCGCTTCAGCGCACCTTCAGTGCTGCCAAAAAAGGTGTCATTAATCTTCTGGCTGTCTTCAGTGACCATCAGCACCTTAATCTTAGGGTCACCCTTCTGGGTTTTGCTGCAGTCTTCAGGACGCACCTTGCAGGCGCGCACTGTGTATTCACCGGGCTGGCTGATCGTCACCAGCTTGGGCTTATTGGCATTGTCATTCATAGCTTAGTTATTGGTAGGAGAGTTAGGGGCTTTGTGGGTCAGCGCTTCAAGCTGGCTGAAGATCCATTCAGGGTCTTCCTGCACAGCCCTGATGTTATTGGTGCAGCTGGGGTCAGGGAAGTCATCCACACAGCGCACATAGGTAGCCTTACCAATGCGCGTGATGCTGACCACCTGATTGACCTGCAGCCAAGTCCTGATGCCGCTAAGCAGCGTAAGCTCAATAAAGATTGGGCGCATATGGTTAGGCAAAGGTGATAGCTTCAATAGCGTCAGACTTCCAAGGCTTCAGCTGGATCACTTCCTTGGGATACAGGGGGAAGCTGTTGAAGGAAGTGCAAGCCCGGTAGGTTTCAATAGCCTGCTGCACCAGCACACCACCTTCAGCCAGCAGCTCAGCGCTCAGCTCAAAGGTCTGGGTGGCATTGGGCGCGGACTTCTCTACGCAGCGCATACGGAAGCCCTTAGGACGGAAGCCAAACACCTGCTTGAACATCAGGCAATAAAACGCCCCCTGCAGGTGGTAGCCCCGGCTATACACTGTGCTTAAGACCTTCTTAGGCGTAAGGTAGTCGTTAAAGGTCTTCAGGTCTTCAATCCAACCATCAGCAGTAATGAAATCAAGCTGCGCCTTCAGCGGAACATCAGAATAAGTGCAGGTCAGGCTCAGCTCAGTGGCAATAGGCGTGACCCCATAGTGTGCAAGCTCAGCAGCCAGAGCCTTACCACAGGCAACTGCCTGCTCATACTCATCCCGGTCAGCCACAATCTTACCCGCGCTGATCTGGTCAAAGTTATCCCACCAAGCAATAGCTTCAAGGGTTTCAGCCTTGGGCTTCTTAGCTTCACGCTGCTTCTGGGTAGGCTTCTTAGGCGCGTCTTCAGGGGTGCAGATCACCGAGCTGGCGAACAGCTCAGGCTCAAGGACAAACATATGCGTAAGCTTACCAATGCGGAGCGCTTCAGTTTCCTTCTGCGGGGCAAGGGTGTTTTGCAGGTAGTGACCGGGGCTGACCAGCAGCAGCTTGGCGCGGGTCTGGTTAAGCGCTTGGTGCGCGTCATAGTCAGCCCTAGACCAATTTGCAGTAGGCAGGGCGGCAATCATTTGCTTGGTGATCATTATTTTTTCTTAGGTTTGGGTTTTGAGGAAAGGTTATCAGGGGCAAAGGTCTGCGTGATGAAGCCACTGTTTAGCATACAGCAGAAGGTCAGGCAGTCAGTAGCTGTATCAAAGCGCAGCAGCTGACCATTGAAAGAAAGGAATAGCGTATTAGCGTTGCCGCGCTTGATGGTCACAAAGTGCTTGGTAGTGCCGTTAGCATCCTGACCGGGGCAAGGGGTGTATTCAGTGTGGTTGCTCATAGGGTGCAGCTGGTGAGGATCTCAATGCACAGGGCTTCAGGTATTTTACTACGCTCATAGGCATCCTTTAGACCCTGTGTGCCTGTTCGCGCGCCCCTAGGGGCTGGGGTGTGGCAGCTGTCACCATTACTGCAGGCAGGCTTTGGCTTCCAGCTTGTGCTGTTAGTCCATATGTCTGTTGGCTTCATCCTGCTATCACCATATTGGCAATAGGTCACAGTATGCCTGTGAGGAATATGACTAAACACAGGCAAGGTGCGTAGCATACCCCTAGGGTTTTCAATGAAGTAGTGCTTAGGATTTAGATGCTGGATTAGGTCAGCTGTCTTCTGGGCAATCTTAATGGCTAGCAGGGCAGCTGCTGTCTTAGGTGTCCTGTCAGGCAGCGCCCAATGTCTCCCAATAGAGGCAACGGAAAAGCAGGTGCAAGGCGGGGATGCCCAGATTATGTCAGGCTTCCAAGGCAGCACTGCCGGGTCAAAGTCCAGCACATCCACCACATAGTCAATGCCTTCAAAAGCATTAATGTCTGAGGAAAAGCACTGCATACCCATCAGCTCAGCCTGCTTGCTGAAAGACCTGCTGCCGGAAAATAGGTCTAGCACCTTCACAGGCTGACCCCTTTCTGGCGCAGCTCGCGCTTGAAGTCCTGACCCTTATAGCCCAGCTGGATCAGCAAGCGGTCACGCTCAGCGCGCATAGCGTCAATGTCTTCAGGCAGGGCAAACAGCTTGACCTTATTCTGGATACGCACCCGCAGCTTGGGCTTACCATCTACCCAAATGATATGGTGGTTGCGCGGGTCTAGGCGCGCAGCCCTTTCGTTAGGGGTGTTATGACCGCAGCTGAGCAGGGACTTAACCTGAGCTTCAGACAGACCAAGCGCGGCAGCGCGCTCAGCGATCACTTCCGGGGGCAGTGTGGGTGGGGTTTTCATTTGGGTAGGTTATCAAAGGCAGCGTCCCAAGCTTGGACAAGCTCAGGGTAGGCAGGTCTTTCAGACCTAGCACCATCAGTAAAGCTGGTAATCTTCCACTGCTTCAAGCTGTCACGCATAGCCCTACCAGCATCAATCAGGGCGGTCAGGGCTTCATCATTCACGCTGCGCTGCACAGCCTGCTGGCTGACATACCACTTGAGATCAAGGCGCACTGCCGTCAGCTCATCTAGTATGGTCTTCAGGTGACCATTAAGGCTGTGGTTATCCTCAGTGACCCTGCCCAGCTCAGCCTTGAGCGCGTCAGCCCGGTCACTGTAGTCCTTAGCCAGCTTGCCAAGGCGCGCAGCTTCATAGGCTAGCCAATCAGCTTGGGACTTGGACTGCTCCAGCTGCTTATGCAGGTGCTGCTCACTAGCTTGGCAGGTCTTCAGGGTTTCCCACAGCACAGTAAAGGTGTCCTTACTGACAAACTGCGGGGTGTGCGGGTGGTCAGGCTCAGACATTGTAGCGCGCTTTATAGATGGTCACAGCCTTACGCAGCTGCCTGCCGGAGAGAAAGAAGACCTTGCGCATATGCCGGGGCTTGAAGCCTTCAGAAACCACAAGCTCAGCAGCAATAGCCTTCTCACCACTGCCATTGATCCATTTGCTTTCCTTCACTTCACCAGCCAAGTCCCACAGCTTCTGGCAGCTGTCAGTGACCGGGCGGCAAGGGTTAAGCTTAGGGTTATGCTTAGCCATTAGTCTGGGACAGCTCAGTTTCAACAGCCTTGGCAAAGGCAGCGCGCATAGAAGGCTGCTGCAGCTGCTTCACATATTGGTCAGCAAGGCTTGCAAGGGGCGCGTCAGGGGCAAGCCAGCCCTTGCGCACAAGGATAGCTTCAGCTGCCATCCTCTCAACTTCAGTAGTCAGCCAATCAAAACTGACTTCACGCCTGCTATCATCAGCGCGCTGGTGATTGGCGGCAGGCTGAGCTGCCGGGGCGGTCTGCTTAGGGCTGCTGGCATAGGGCTGCTTGCTGCCGCTATTGCCGTCATCATCCTCCAAGTCCGCAGCCACACCACACAGGGTAGCCAGCTGGTAGCGCTTCAGGTAGCTCATAGCAGACCCAAGCGCCTGCAGTGTCAGACCTTCAGATTTAATGCCAACGCTTTTAAAGTCCCAGCTGTGACCGCTAGTGTGGAAGACCTGCGCGCTGATGCTAATACGCCCATCCTCAGTGCTAGGGATCTGGATGATAGCCAAGCCATACTTGGCAAAGGTGGGTTTGACGATCTCCAGCAAATCCGAAAGCGCAAAGTATCTGCTGCGGAAGTGCGGATTGACGCGCAGGGCGCGAGCGTTGGCACAGCCAGCCACTGCAAGGACAAGCGCCTGACTAGGCGTGAGGTTTGCAGCTTCCGGGGCGGGGGTCACAGGGAGCAGGCTGGCTTCAGTCTGCGGGTCTTCAGCGTTGGTCTTGGTTTTCTTGGTGGTCATAGCGGGTTATTATTTGGGTTGGAAATGTAAGCACCTGACAGGACTTGAACCTGCAGCCTTCTCATTACAAATGAGACGCACAGCCATTGTGCTACAGGTGCAGAAGGATCAGGCAACAGGCTTTTCAGGCTGCGGGTTTTCAATGGCGCTGATGTATTCAGCAACCCGGTCAGCAGTGATGCGCATAAGCACACCCTTGCCCTTGCTCAGATTGTAATAGCTGACACCATTGACCACCACAGGCTTGAGCTTGCGCGCAAAGCTGCCGTCAGAAAGCAGGATGTAGCTGGTGCTGCCTACCTGCGTATAGCTGGCAACGCTGGGCAGCTTGGTTTCAGACATATACAGGTCAGGGGTTTTCTTCTTAGTCATAGGTTAAAAGTTAAGGAAGGGGTGCTGAGACTTGAACCAATCTGCAATAAGCAGCGCGTCT